TGCGAAGGCAGCGATGGCCTGGACTGCACCGAAGGCTACAGCGTGAGGCTCCCCTGCTCTGTCGCTGAGTTGGACGCCGCTGAGAAGGCGGCAGCGGAAGAGTCGGCGGCTGAGTGGAACCGCACTCACGGATGCGAGAAGTGTTGGGACGGCCAGACCGTCTGCGACGATTGGGGCAACGAGGCTGGCCCTGAGGACTACGGGATGCGCCCGGTAGACCCAAATTGCAAGTCATGTGATGGCGACGGAGTCGTCATCTAGGAAGGAGAAGAGAGATGAAGGATAAGTACAAGTACAAGAGGACCAATAAGGTTGTCGCTGGCGACCGCATCATGTGGCATGGCGAATGGCTAACTGTAAAAGCCATAGCTGGGTCCGGCTCAGATACCGCATTCAAGTTTGATAACGGCTGTGAGTCCACGTCAATTGGTGACCCGTGGCAGCCGTATTTTGTTCAAGTTGAGGAAGGGGGCGCGTCATGAAACGTGAAGTGGTCGTGACACTGAGTACTGACACTGAGCACGGGGTTTTCTGGGACGCCACAGAGGAGTTCCAGGAAGGTCCCGGGCACGATGCTTGCGGGGAGTATATCGGTGATGAAATAAAGAGGCTTTTGGCTGCGGGGCGTGAGTCGGACGCGCATCGGATGATGAAGCACCAAGAGTCTTGGAAGCGCATGAGCAACGGTTCGCAGAGGTCGGCCCGCTGGACGCGAGAAGACCTCGTGTCAGCAATCAGCGCATGCCACGTCATCCTCAGGCTCCTGAATGAAGAGAAGCAAAGACTCCACGAAGCATGCAACGGGACCACAGCTTCCCAGCAAATGTACGCATGGCTAGGTAGTCGAATAGACACGCTGACGAACAACACCAACAAGGTTGTTGTCCCGCTGCTCCACGATGCAATCCTGCTGATTGACGAAAGGGGTCTGGAGAAAGTCGTTAAGCCTGCTGGAGTGGATGCGCTGGCTGTCCTTGAGGAACTTATGGTTGAGGCGGCGCGCCCAGAAGAGCATGAGCTCGTTCCCGATCTTGGAAGGAGAGAGAGATGACTGATGAAAGGACCGATAAATGGCACACCGGGCCAGATGTAGCAGACTACGTCGAACTCAATCGAGCGTGGGCAATCAAGTGGATGAAGGCTGTGGAGGACAAGAGCCTTCTGGCGAACGCCCTAAGGGTGTTCATCAAGGCCTTTGATGGCGACTTAGATGGCCTGTTGATAGCAAAACTAAACGCACAGTCTGTGCTCAAAAAACTGGAAGGAGGGACAGATGAAAGTACTTGAACTGTTCGCTGGGGCTGGGGGCGCTGCCCTTGGTCTCGAGGCTGCAGGGTGTGAGCACCTCGCTTGCGTAGAGTGGGATGAAGATGCCTGCTCTACGATGCGCGCTGCGGGGCTCCCTGCGCTCCAGGGGGACGCCAGAGACATCTCTCTATACCTCGGCATGTCTCCGGACGTCCTGTGGTCCTCCTTCCCCTGTCAGGCGTGGTCTACGGCTGGCAAGAGGAAGGGGGCTGAGGACGAGCGCAACATGTGGCCCGCCACAATCAACGCGGTGTCAGTAACAAACCCTACTTGGTTTGTTGGTGAGAACGTCGTTGGTTTAACCAATCACAAAGGCGCGTGTAAGCGAGGGAAGAACTGCATCGGTTCCCCCCTTTGCCCGAATGCCTACTTCAATGACGTGATCCTCCGAGACCTACGGAGGAGATTCGATTGGGTGGACTGGAGAATACTGGACAGTGCTGACTTCGGTGTCCCCCAGAGGAGGCGCAGGGTGTTCATCGTGGCAGGCCCTCACGCTATCGACTGGCCCGAGCCAACTCATGGTGACCCAACAAAGACCGCCCGACTGTTTGGTGGACAAGTACTGCCCTGGAACACGGTAGGTGATGCGCTGGGGTTGCGAGGGGAGATAAGCGGGAGCCGGAACTCTAAAAACAACCCGAAGCAGGAGCGCCCCGCAACCACTGAGGGGCCAGCTCCTCCTGTTACCGGAGCCGGCAATCACATGTTCCGGGTCATCGGTGGCGGGAGGAACCCGCAGACTCCCGAGCTCGCCGCCAAGAGAAACTACCGTGACCTGACCGACGAGCCCTGCACCACCATTCCTGCAGTCCGCATTGGAAACGCAGGGCCGTGGGTTGTTGCAGGGTCGCAGCCCGAATTGTTGTCGAGGCCTTCTCCCACGGTGACCACCACTGAGGTGAAGGGGACTCGAGGTAAGCACATGTCTGGGAAGACTCGGTCTGGGAAGCAGCGAGGTGGCGCAGATAGGGCTTCCGATGTCCTCTGGCTATCCACTGGTCGACGCCGCCTCACTATCGAGGAGTGTGCAAAGCTCATGGATTTCCCAGACAACTACCCATTTGTGGGCACAAAAACTAGCCAGTACCGGCAAGTAGGAAACGCAGTAACCCCAATCGTTGCTCAGCGTATTGCTGAGCAAATTATCAAGAGCGAAGGAGTTTGATGTGGGACGAAGAAAGGTAATCACAAAGGATATGATGGAGTTGTTCTTGAAAGACTTTGAGGACTTAGGGAGCGTCTCTAAGTTATCCAAGAAATGGGGAGTCTCCTACGCCACAGCGAGGAGTAGGTTGAGGGATTTTGGTGTGGATGAAATTAAGAAGAAGGGTCCGGATGAGTACCACCCGATGCTTGGAAGGTGGTCAGACTCTCGCATTGCAGACGAGCTCGGAGTGTCAAAGCAGGCGGTCTTCAAGGCTAGGAAGGCAAGGGGAATTAAGTCAGCAATGGAGACCGCACTGTCAATGATGAACGGAGAGTAGTACACTCTACTCCTCCGTAAAGTGGTGCGACCCCCCCCCACAAATCCCCCCAAGGATGCACCACGGGAGACCCGGCCAGCGCTGCCTGGCCGGGTCTTTTATTTTGTGCCTAACGTCTCCCAGGGCGTTGGGTCACGGAACCAACCACCACCGGGCCTCCAGAAGGCAATCCCTGTTCCTGATGGCCCGTGCCTGTTAGCTCTGACGAGGAGCTCCACCTGACTCGGTCGAGCAAAGCTCTCGTTGTAGTAAGCCTCTCGGTACACAAACACCACAGCGTCGGCGTCTTGCTCGACTCGTCCCGACCCACGGATGTCGGACATTACTGGTCGCTTGTCCGTCCTCTCTTCGCACCTTCGGTTGACCTGGACTAGGAGGATGATGGGTATCCCTAGGTCTTCCGCGAGGTTCTTAAATCCCTTTGATGCCCTACCAATCTCCTCCTCTTCTGTTCGCCCACCATCCATCTCGAGCAACTGCAGGTAGTCAACCGCAGCGGCCTTGATGCCAAACTTCCTGTGAGCAAACCGAATAGAGGCGCAGACGTTGTTGAATGAGCGAGCTCGGTAGTCAAAGAACATTGGAACACCTGCCCATTCCCGAAAGACCTTCGCTGTTTCCTCGGCAAAGCCCATCGGGTCCGTCTGCTTGATGTCTGCGTCGGAGGATATGATCCGCCGAGCTAGCGCATCCTTGCCCATCTCTGCGCTGCAGAACAACGTCGGGCCGTACTTCTTTGAGACGTTGGCCATCAAGGAGAGAGCAAGTTGACTCTTCCCCATCTTTGGCCGACCACCCAACACCACAAGGTGACCAGGGCCAGCAGCAACAAATCGGTCAAGGGCATGGATGTCCCAAGTCAACTCAAGGTCCTCAGCCTCGCCATCAAGGACAGCCTGCCTCCGGGCAGCCCAGTCCATCACAAGAGTCTCCGCCGTCTCGTACTCTGTCCCTATCCCAATACTCTCCGAAGACTCCTTTAGCGCCTCCTCAAGGGCAGCGTGAATGTCTGCGGTGCTGCTAGACGGGTCAGCCCCAACCTCCAGTGCGACACGAGCTGCGTGGAGGATCTTACCCCTACGGTGCCCGGACAATATCCTGTCCACATAGTTGTTGATGTGGCTCAGAGACCCACACTTATTGGCGAAGGCGTTAAGCCAAGCCCACCCACCGTACCTCTTAAGCTCAGCCTCGTTCTCTTCGTAGATGAGAGCAATGTCGGGGACGACACCACGAGACAGGCCATCCCGAAACACACGCCACATAAAGCGGTGACCAGGTTGGGAGAAGTGCTCGTCCCTCAACCCGAGAGAGTCAGCCTCATAGAAGACCCGCTCACCACCAACAAAGACAGCCCCAACCACAGCTTGCTCCGAAGAGTTCGTACTGAAAGTTAACCGCTCCTGCTGTTCAACCATTGTATTACCTTCCTTTCAATGTCCGGAGACGGGACAGGTAGCCCGTACTCCTGCATGTAGTGAATGAGTGTCCCCGGCTTCATCGCCCTATCGAATCCGTCAAACTCGTCCTTATATCGAATCGCCGCTTGAGCATTCGCCTCGAGGTAAGACTCAAGCGAGGTTGTGATCCCTGCCCACTCAAGGGCCGACTCAATTCGACCAGGGAGTTTTGTTGAGGCGAGGATGTTGTTGAGCTTGTCGAGTTTCTTAGAGCGCTGGAACGAGTAGTCCCTAGACTCCTTCGCCCACCTCACCACCAAGCACAAATCGTCAGCACTGTGTTCCTTGAGAGCGTCCTCGACCATCTCCCTCCAGCTAGCGGGAGGAGTTGGCCTACTCCTAGGATGATAGTTCTTATATGTATTCCAAACTCTAGAGACAGCAGAACCAACATCTACATCTTCAACAACTGTCTGTTCTACTGTCTCCATACTTCCATCCTTCCAATGCCTACTTTCGCAAACATCGTGTCGAACAAAAGTTGTCAAAGTTTCTTGGGACACGCCTGGAAGCACAGATTTCCTTTCAGAATTAGGCACTTTCTGGTGTTTCGTAAAGTTTTCAATGTCTACAAAGTTCTTTCCGCCGACGACATAGGGACGAAGGCACCCGATGCTCTCGAGTTCAGAGGCTAGGGCCTTCACGTTGAGCTCAGGCTCGTGTGGAAAGGCGTGTGCATGAACCTGCATTGGGATCCACCGAAGCCGTCCCGACCTGTCCGCTAGCTGCCAGAGGGCAACGAACAAAAGGCGAGCGTGTGGGCTGCATGAGGCCAGCCCCTCGTGGTGAAAGAACTCAGGTTTAACGGATCGTATCCGGGCCATACCCCCTCCTCCGCATCAGGGGCGGGCAGATCGAACAGAGGCCAGCTCATTATCGGTAAGCCAGTCATCTAGCTTCACGAGCCCACCTGTCGCCTCCTCAATAATTCGAGCGGCGGCTAGGCTTGGGCGACGAACGCCCTGAAGCCACGAATCCAGGGTCGGAACTGCAGTCTGCAGAAGCGATGCCGCCTCTTTTCTTGTAATATCTTCACGGGTTATCCAACCCCGCAAAAGTGTTGTTCCACTTACGTTAATTGTCTTCATAGAGACCTCCTGGCAGGGATAGTAGTTGCTACACATTTGTAGTACAAGGCTTGACCCCGGAAAAATACTTTTGTATTGTCAGCGCACCCCCTCAGAGGAAGGAGAAACTCAGTGAGGGATGTCTTTACTTGCGAATTTTGTGACCACGATGCAGTGACCTTGCGCCCTTCAGGTGTGATGAGCTGCGAATACTGCGGAGCTGAGCCTACTTATGAGAACAAAACATCCACGTCGATTGTCCCAGTCGGAGCTCGTCACTTTTGGGCGATGTCCCAGGCTGCACAAATTCAAGTATGTGGAGCTTCTTCGTCCACCTCAGACGAAGAGTATGCGACGGGGGACTGCGGTCCATTATGGGGTAGAGAAGTGTGACCCAAAGGAGGCCGCTGCCTACATCATGGCCTTCGCCAACAACGTGTTCGGCAGGGAGGCATTGGACGAGTTGAGGATGACCGCTGCCGTTTGCGAGGCAATGGTTGAGGGGGCTTTGAGGTTGTGGCCGAGTTGGCCTCAAGACCGGGAGGTAGAGTTTGACCTTCCGCTGATCAATCCAAAGACGGGGCGACCGTCTCGAGCCCACCGGCTTGCTGGTGTAATTGACGGTCTGGGTGAAGACTCGGCTACTGAGCTCAAGACCACATCTAGGTTGGACTCTTCGTACATTGACCGTCTGGACATCGACTTCCAGGTTTCAACCTACTTAGAGGCCGCGTCCCGACTTAAGGGTCGGCCAATAAGGAAGATGAACTACGCCATCATCCGTTGGCCGAGCAGTAAAAAGAGAAAGAACGAGACTCCCGATGACTACATCGAGAGGATCCAACAAGACTACCGAGACCGGACAGACTTCTATTATCACCATGAGGTGGTCACGCGAACGGAGCAGCAGATGCAGCTCTGGCGTGAGGAGGCTTGGGAAATCCATAAGAGGATCCTTGAGGTAGATAACGGTGGGTTTGCCATCAGAAACACAGAAAGTTGCGTCGGTCGTTACGGTCGGTGCAAGTTTCTGGACCTGTGTTGCGGGGCTGTTACCCGTGACGCATATGAAGTGGTCGACAGGCCACACCAAGAACTAAGTGAAGGAGTAAAACTGTGAGCCTTATCCCAGACAAACGACATGAGCCGAAGAGGACACTCGCGTCCTACCTTTGGATGGTCTACGGGCCACCGAAGATTGGCAAGACGACCTTCTGCAACCAGTGGCCTGAGGCCCTGTTCCTGGCCACAGAGCCTGGGACTGCAGCAATGGAGGCCGCAGACATCCAGATTAGTAGCTGGACTGACTTCCGAAACGTGGTCGGTGAGTTGAAGAAGAAGAAGGGGAAGCACCGATGGAAGACGCTGGTGATCGACACCATCGACAACCTGTACGAGTTCCTCATTGACGATGTCTGCACTGAGAACAACTGGCAAGACCTAGGTGATGCCGGCTTTGGCAAAGGCTACAAGCTGGCTCGGAGAAAGCTGACGAACGCTATCAGCACCGTCCGCACCCTAGGCATGGCCGTGATCTTCGTCTCCCACGAGAGGCGAGAGGTGGACGTTGATGACCAGGGCAAGAGGAGCGGCGAGGTTCTCCTGACCTCTGCCCTGCCTGGAAGCGCACGGAAGGTTGTTCACGGAGCTGTGGACTTCATCTTCCGGGTGGAGATGGACGAGGAAGGGAACCGATTGCTGAGGACCGCTCCGTTCAAGGACGGGAAGGTTCAGATTGAGTGCGGCTCTCGGGGTGAGCTCGGGAAGCCAATGCCAGAAGTCATGGATTTGTCTTTCGATACTTTGCGAAAGGCTTTCACCGCCTCGTTTGAGGCAACTGCTGAGGAAACAAACTGATGAGTATTAACGACATGTGGAACACGATCACCCCAAAGGCCCGTGGAGGGTCCAACACTAGCAACGGTCGCCGCGAGAGGGACGAACTACAGGACGGCGAGTACACAGTTGCCGTTACTTCATTCGATTACTGGTCTCATGATGATGGGAAACCAAACCCTGAGCGCTACAAGTGGGGGCTCGAGGTTGTGGATGGCCTGTGTAAAGGTAAGTACATCGAGAAG